ATAAGAAAATCCTAACTTATGTTATTAGAGTAGTTGACTGATTTGTGATTTTAAAAATTAGTGAATTTTTTTTCACTATTTATTTTGACAGTCATCTAGGATTGAATTAAAACACATTGTTTTTAAAACATTCCTCGGTAGCTCAGTTGGTAGAGCAGTTGACTGTTAATCTGAAATTATCATCGCTTATCGGTTGTTAAATTAACAACAACTGAAAGGTTAGCTAAATGTTCATATTTTCCAAGACAATATCGGAAGATAGTTTGTTCCTTAAAAAGCTGCACTTAAATTCACTATATCAAAATAGTGATACACTTACTGCTAGTTATATTAGAGGAAAATTATTCTTGGAAAGTTATCTCATGAAGCTATTAAATATATATGAGCAAACTATATAGAGTAACACCAAAAAATAATAAATGGATAATTCAAAAAATAGACGACAGATCTACTGTATCTGACAAGCCATTTGTTAAAAAAACAGATGCTGAAAATGCAATGTATGCAATGATAGCTTCTGAAGGAAAACAAGTAACTACAACTGAGACATCAATTACATTCAAGCAAGCTTTTAAAAAATTTGCTGATTGGAAAATGAGCTTATACTCTCCAGAAGGAAGAGTTAATGAGACTTCATTAAAAAGATACGATCAAGAATATCGATTGAGAATATCTAAATATATGAATGATAATGTGATGTTATCTAAATTTAATCTTCTTGATATGGAGAATTATTTAGACAATTTAAAAGCTGCTGGAAAATCATTTAAAGCAATGCGTAAATCTGTAAAAGATATTAAGCATTTTTTAAGAAGAGCAAAAGCAGTTGGTTTAAATCCTTCAATGGATATGGTTACTTTTGATATTAGAGACCATCTTGCAGTATTACCTCAAGATGATGATAACTATTATGCAAAAGAAGTAGATATAAATCTTATTGATGAAAACAAAGTAACAGAAATGTTGGCTAGTTTTAAAGATGGTTTTATTAATAAAGATATTGATGCCATTAATACATTTGCCATTTTTTGTATGCTTTTCTTTTTCGGATTAAGAGCATCTGAATTGTCTGGTATTAAAAAAGATTTTCATCCAAGTCATTCATGCGTTGATTTAGAAAATAATCTACTTCGTATCAGAGGTATTTATAGAGATGGTAAATACATTAACAAAACTAAAAATAAAGGTAGCAAAAGAAATATCGAAATTGATGTTGAGGCTGCTAAATTTTTAGATAAATGGTTAAATTATAGAATGGAATACAAGCCAGATAATATTTGGTTATTAGCTGGAAGAAATGGTGGTCCATTAAGTTATAATTATATTTACGATCAAATTTGGAAAACTTATGCAAAGCATGGATTGGCAGAAATCGAATGTCCATATAGAGGTCATGTTAAAGTTATTAGTTCTCCGCTAAAAGGTTTTCCAACTAAAATCTTTAGACATAGATTTAGTACACACATGATTAATGCTATGGAAACAAATCCTATGCTGAATAGAAATAGAGTTAAGAATGAAATTGGTCATTTAAAATTTTCTACTTCAGAAGGAATTTATGGAAATAAATTAATTAAAGGATCCAATAAAGACAGAGAAGCATTGGCAAAAGTAAAAGCGATAGCAAATAAATCCAATGTATTTTCTAAAGTTTTCAAAAAATAACTAGGTATAGAAGTTCATAGAGGCTGCAAGATCGCAGTCTCTGTGGCTCTGTGTAAGACTTTTTTTTAAGATTTTTTAGTTTTTAGCATCTCTGATTGTAAATGCTCTTTAAAGATAGTGTTTTCTTTTTTTAATTCTTCAATCTTTTTATTCAGTTTAGTAATCTCTTTGTGCAGCTCTCCATTCATATATTTGTGCTGCTTCTCTATGTTAGCCATTTCTTTATTTTCTTTTTCAAGATGTTCTATCTTTTGATTTAATGCAGCAATTATATTTTGGTGCTCTTTGTCCAGGATAATTTTTTCTTGTATTTTAATTTTCGTCATTCTTTTTTGCGGTTTCTCTATCAGCATCATCTAACACTTCATCCATCACCAAATCATACAATCCATTTGGATTTTCAATAAATGCTATTTCAGCTTTAGTTTCTTTTATAATTTCTTTGCAATGATCTTTTGCTTGTTCAAGCACAACAGTTAAGTTTGGAAAATTAGAAGGATATACTCCATAAATATATAAGTCATTAATAGCTGCTGCTACTCTACTCAATCCTTGGTATCTTCTTTTAAGTCTTTGAACTTTACTGTCATAAGCTAAATCTATTGGAACATCAGTCATTCTTCCTCCACTTTGTATTCTGTATTTTTACATCCATTTCTTTGACCTCCTGGGAGATAGGCTCTTGTCCTTCAGTTGCTTTTTCTTCAGATTCAAAAGTTTCCTCAAGAACAAAAGCTGCTTCTCCAGTTGTTGTTTTAATTATTTTGGACATTCGGTATTTCCAAATTATGTGGTTTAGTTACACTCTCAACGACATTGCCTTTGTTCCTGGTGCTTTGAACTTTAGGCATATTATCTGATAAACCTATTGCTATGAGCTCTCTACTCTCTAAATCTTTAGGAGTATGCCATAAGCTAATCATATATTTACAATCAGCATCTGGATAATCTTGCTTTTCAATATCAATATGAAATTGATCCGATTTATAAATAGCCATTAGATAACCTCCGCTGTATTGAATGATGGTGCTGCAGTTAAAGTTTCATTCGACTTTGTAGATCTATGAATAAAAGTTGGATCTACTAAATCATCTGTTTTAACTTTATAAAAATCAGCAATTTGTTTTAGTCTATATGCTGATGGAATTATATCTCCAGCCTCATACTTTTGAATATTCTGATGACTTACACCAATATGATAAGCTAATGACTTTTGCGGAAATCCAAATTTTAATCTGCAAAATCTCATGTTACCTCCAAGCATTTCACAAAAAGAAATAAACTTTTGATCTCTAATTACCTTCACCATGGACCTCCATAAATTTAGCAATTTGTGTTTTAATTTCTGGCATGTTTAGCTCTGGTGTTCTTTCGGCAGTTGCTGCAAAACAAGCATTAGGCATTTCTTGAAATTTAGTGTGCATGTTCAAAAAATATCCAACTTCTTTGTTGTTGGTCATTTTCTTTTTTAGATACCAAGCTGTATTATCCAGTCTTTGAACTGGTCCAGTTTTTGCATCAAGGAATGTTTCCTTGTCATAGGAAATATAACTTTCTCTTTTTTTCCTCATAATAAATCCTCCATAAATGAGTTGCGGTTTAATTGTGTAGCAAGAACAGAAATAAGTCTTGCTGCTATGTGTGGTGGAAACTCTATTGTTTCGCCATGATTAGTTAATAATAAGATTTCTTCTTGTATGAGAGGAAGCTGATCATATCTGTCATTTGACATCTTAGTTGCAATAGAATTAATCAGTTGCTCATTTAATTTTCTGTGCTCTTCCAACTGTTGGTTTTTTTTACAGTTTGGAAATTTAAGGATATTTGTTTCTACTTTAATTTCTTGGCTCTGGTTTTTTTCTGTACTCATTTTTTAAATATTCCTGGTATTCAATTCTAAATTTGTCATCCTTTTCAAAAGTAGATCTACCATTTAGTTCTTGGTTTAGTTTCCACTCCAAGTAACTCATCGGTATTAATCTCTTCCGATTTTTCTTTGTGCATGTCATGTGCTTGAACGATGTAAGCTAAAGCATCATCGTAACTATCTTCTTTAAATTTATGTGTGGCTCTAATTAATTTTGCTTGAGCATAAAGTAATGGAACTTGCCATCCTTGGATTGGTTCTATTAAATGCTTGTCCAAGATTATGGACCATGAGGCAGCAATCTTATTCATATTGTCCTCGAATGATCCATATTGATCTTGTCTGGAACTTTCCAGTTCCTCCAGGCGACTATGAAGATTTTTTCTTGGCATCCTTACCTTTAAAATCCTCATGACCTTTTTGAACATAGAACTCAACAGTCTTTGACATACTTATCGGCAACTCAAATCTCTTTTGAGAAAGCTCTTCAAGCAACTGATAAGTTTTAATATTGATGGCAACACTTTTGAATTTATCTGGATTCATTATGCTTCTAGCTCCGCTGGGTTAAAACTAGTATCTGCAGCAGTAGCACCATCAGCATCTGCAAGTTCAACTCTATAAAAAGTATAAAACTCTGTGCCTTCAGCCATCTTGCCTTTACCACTAGCTTTTTGTTTGTAAGCACCGAAACGATGCTTAACTCCATCAACAACAATAGTTCCTGACATATCGTATGATTGCGGAGATTTTTTATTTGTTGCTATAAAAGCAGCTCCAAGATCTGGTCTTTCTTTTTTAGCTTCTGTATTAAAATCATCTGACATTATATAACTCCTTTAGTTTTCAGATTGGTTTTATGAATTTGGAAATCTTCCATAAAGGTGGTGTAGGCAATTGGATTTTTAACTTTTAACTCACCTAGCATTGCTTTATTTTTAGATAACCATTCTTGGTAAGATCCTTTGTGAGACACAGCTTCTAAATCTTTTAAAGCTTGTTGGATCTTTTTGTCTTGCTGCATGATTGCAGTAGAAACTTCTTCAGCTGATGCAATTCCATCTGAAATAAAACCTAAGAATGCAAGAGCTCTACCAGTTGCAGAGGTTTCGCAATTCTCAAGTGCTGACGTTTGATTTATTTTTGAGGCTGTTCGCTTCTCCTCCGCATGTCCAGTAGATACATGTTGACCATCAACATATACATCTGCTTGCATGACAACAGTATTTGCATCAATACTAACAATTTTAGTTACTATATCTAACGCAGTTCCAAGAGCTCTTCTTGCTATTGCAATTCTAAGTGCAACAGTTGCGTAAGATTTTCCATGTATTGAAATTGTTTGTCCATCTAATGATTTTTTAAATTCATTAACAGCCTGGACCAGCTTATCTTTTATATCAGCCATAGTGTTATTCCTCCTATTATTAAAATAAAGAGAGCTGATAAAATTCTTCTCTTTACTTGTCGTTTGTGTTTATCCAATTGTTTTTGGATATAAAATTCTTCTAA